GATGTCCATTGGCCGGTATAGGTCGATTAATTTATCGATGTTCTCCGGCCTGCTGAATGGCATTACAAGGTGAATTTGAGTTTCTTTGATCATCTACTTCCCACCTTTCTGGAAAAGTGCGATTCCGCAAGGATTGGCCGAGTGGGTAGTGGAGATCCATTCATTCACGAATACAAACCCAGGATGTGTTTTAAGCTCCCTCACAACGCGATCTACATTTCCAAAGGGCCAAGCTGAGTCATGGAGAAATAAATGGCCTCCAGGGGCAAGCAGGGGCGAAAAATGCACCACATCCATCATGGTTTCGATGTAGGTATGCACCGCGTCGAGGATGATGAAATCGTATGGGGAATGTTTCGTTGCGCGGCGGACGGAGTTTTCGGATTGCGAATCGTCGATGATTTCGATTGTTTCGATTTCCTTGAGTATCCGGCCCCGGTGAGCGCATTGGGGATGGGAATTGTTGTCGATGATTACAATGGTTTCGGGATGGAAGAAATGATGGAATAGGAATGTGGTTCCACCCGCAGCCGCGCCGACTTCTAAATATGAATTGATTTGGACGTTATTGGAAAGGAGATGGTAGATACAAGGGCCGATCTCATCGACTACCTGCTGGCAGAAATTACCTCCGACGAATGATCCCGGCATTTGGCCGAAAGTGTTGAAATCCTCGGTGCCGTGGGAGATAACAAATTCCTGGATTTCCTCGATTGTAGGGATTGATTTCCGGCCTGGATCTTTTTCTTGTTTCATGATGCTCCTTTCGTTAATAGTTAGTTTTCCTGGAGGGCTATCGTGTAGTCAACCGCCCAGTGTCTTACTCGCCTTGTTCCGGATGGAGTTATGATGTCTTCCATGAAGGTTACGAGGCGATCCCTTTTCATGATTACCATTGTGTTGGAGGTTACGGTTAATTGCACATCATCGAAGAGGGCCTTGAGATCGGTGTACATGGTGGTGATTTCGGTTGCGCCGCTGGATTCGGAAAACATGGAGAATTGGATGTTTACCTCTTCGCCGGATTTATTGAATGAGTTGTCTGGGGTATCGACTACTATGAAATAGATGCAGTCGGGGAATTGGCGATCTTCGGGAGCTTGGTCGAGGTAGAAACGTCCACCGATATCGTTGCAGAAATCCGATGGGCCGGTGGTTACGCGGGATGTGATTGCGGTTAGTAAGTTATTCATTTAACTTCCTTTTTCTCAATTACTTCTTCAAGGTTATATTTTTTTATTACTTCTGCCAATCCCTTGCCTTGTTCAGTAGTCATATTAAATAAGGCAGTTATTTCAACCAGCCCGCTTATCGGAATATGAATTTTAATGTCTTTGCAGTTCCCGAATCCCCATAACTTTGCCAACTCATTTCCAAAATTACGCCCCGTTATTCCTGCCATAATACTCCTTTCTACATAGTTTCCTTACACTTTAACTCAATAAATTTATGTTGCATGTGGAGATCAATCGGGGGGCCGATGATGGAAAAATATCTCGATCCGTATTTAACCCTCCAGCTTGCCCGAACGTCCGTTCTATAGCGGATGGTGATGTTGTGGATTGCAGTGCCGGTGGTGGACATGGCCTGGATTGCTTCATCGGATCGGAGAGTGGTTATCTTGGCCCAGACAGTTGCCGCGTTTACATAGGTTTCCGTCCACCCACCCATCCCATCCGCCACACGGGTTTTGTATTGCAAAGTGATCTGCCGGTCAAGTTCACGAATGCGAGGGGTTACAATCTGGCCCAATTACAATTCCTCCCATAGTTTGCAGTTCCAGAGGAGCAAATCCATCGTCTTATTGGGGGAATAGGCTTGGATAATGTTTGCGATTGTTTGGGATTCGCGGTTTTCCCACAAGTCGGCACAGATCATGAGTATCGCTGATTTGATTTTACTTGGGATAAGGGCCGTGGTTGTCCACCCACAAACAAATCGAATCGTGATTGGGTTGGATGGGTAAAGTGATCCACTCGGCCAACTTTTACCCCACGGTAACACGATTCGACCACATTTATCACCGTTGGTTTCGACCAGGTAATCAGTGGTCGCGGTCATCGTGGTTTCGGTTCCGGCAGTGTTTTTATATACGATTGAAGTTACAGATTGGAGATTGCCGTATGGGAGTTTAAAGTAACTTTTCTTCGGGAATTCTTTTAACACGTAATCCCAGGTTTGGGTAAACAGTGCTCTCCGTGTCTGATCCTCTACAATTTCCCTTGCCGCCTGGATTATTGATGTAAGGAGGGAGTCTTCTGCTACCGTGGCTGCGTCGGTTAGAATGGATGTTCCGAATTCGCAAGCTGCAAGGAGAACCTTGGATACAGTTCGGATGTATGTCTTGGTGCCGGTATATTGCTTGTGGTAATCGGCGTTGTCGTTGAGGGTTGTGACTTGGGTAAATGCTCCCCCGGCCCAATCAGTATAGGTTACGTTGTCGTCGGACTCCTGGATTTTGGTGTCGTTTGTGCCGGTCGCGCCATTGGTTCCACAGGATAGGATTACTTCAACGATTTTACCTGCTACATTAACCCCGGTTCCTGCGTGGGTGGTGTAGTTATTGGCGATTGCGTGGGATGCAAAGGCTAATGATTGGGTTGTGGTTATCCCATCGTCGTAACTTGTGCTATCAAGTCGCAAATGTATTTTAAGTTCGGATAGGGTTATGGGTTCGGATGCGGGAGCGGCGACTAAATATGTGCCATTCCCGCCGACAACCCCGGTTCCATCAGTTATGGGGACTACAGTTCCAGATCCACCCATTTTATCACCTTATCCTTATCTATCCTATTGTTTCCTGATCGCCTTCCAATGGATCGTATCCATCCGGATAACTCCACACATAAACGACAAGTCCGGTATCGGCAATATTGAAGTAGTACGTGGCGATCCCGGATGAATTTGTGGTTGCGGTACGAATTACATTCAAACCGGCTGAGTCGGTCGTTAAAAGGACTTCAGTTGATGCAATAGGAAGGCCGGTTGAGTTGTCGGTGAGGGTATATGTCCAGGTAAGTGATCCGGCAGCGTTGAGAGTTGTTTTCTGGAGCGCGGTAAAGTCGATGTTGTCGGAGGAGGTAATGTTTACATCCAGCTTATCCGATCCAAATAACGACTCAAACACCTGAGATGGGACTACCATGAAATCCTGCCAAACGGCTAAGTAGGTTGTGGTTGCGCTGAAAATAACTCGTAACCGGCCTAATGTCCCCACATCAATTGCGCTGAGATGAACACTGAAGCATCCGTATGTGTCGAATGTAGTTGCTACGAAATTACCTCCCTGTTCGCGGATGGTTAATGCGCCTCCGTTCTTGGATAGCTTGATTCCGGTTACAGCGTGGTCTAGGGCAGTAATTGCAGCAGCAGCATCAGCAGCCTCGGCAACAGTTACGGAAGACAGCCCTGACCCATCCCATCGGACTCCAGAGCCTTCAACGAAAAGAGGGCCGAAGGGGATTGTTATTGCGGTGGATTGCTTCAGGATTTGATCCATTATCTCTTCCCCTTCTTGGATTTCTTTTTACGTTTCTGCTTCTTGAGTTTAGCCGCCTCTTCCTTTTGTTTTGCGATTCCTGTTTTCATTTAATATGGTATCCTAATTTAAAAGTCAATTACTTACATCGCGGACTGTTCTTTTTATCATAGGACCGCATAGCACCAAGACCAAGCATGCCAAACAATAAGGTCATAAGCTCTCCCATATCCAGCGTAGGCATAGAAGCAATTGGATTCGCTGGATAATAACTTACAGCTACCCAGACAACAGACGGCATTATAATATAATTATAAGCAAGGGCAGTTCCACACACCCAACCTATGAAGGGACGCCACCCAGATACAAATGTACTTTGATTGTTTGCCTCAGTCTTGTTCGTTTCCGACTGCCCCCTGTCCGATTCCGCAAGTATCTCAAATTCCTTAAGGCCACCTGATTGCTGTACTTTGAGTAGTTCGATCTTCGCCCTATCTGCAGCATCTTTATCAGGGAAGATTTTATCTATAATCTTACTTCCGAAATCGAACACACTTCCAAGCCCTGTGATATCAAGTCCCATTACGCAATCTCCCTTATTTCGTTCACATTTTTGCTTACATCCGCGAGTCGGTTCATCCATCCTTTAAAGAAAACTTCTTGGGATTTGTCATTGGCTATGATTTTCCGATAGAATATGTCACGTTCACGAATTATTTCAGGAATTAAAGTCGTTCCAAGATGAGTTGCCTTTGTGATTGTTTGAACACCTATAATTCCATCCACTTTGATTTGATCGTTTATCCGATTGATTGCCCTTTGAAGGAATTTACCTGCATTGCCTACACCGTGATTTACCGCTGAATCAAATACAATATAATCAACTCCGGAAGGGAGGTAGTCACCTTTTATTTTATCCCAGTAATCTTGCTTGTAAATCTCCCCGGCACGTTCTGGAGTTAAATTGGGGATGTCTTCATTGGGATAGAATTTCTTGGCGATTCCGTATTTGGTTTCGCCTCCACGATCAGCGGAGTGATTGGAGTAGCCGCCTTCGGGATCGAGAATAAATTTGAGTGCTTGCTGGAAATTTTCTTTCATTTATATCGCTACCTATTTCTCGCCGGGAGCACCTTGAATGAATGCGGAGTTTCCGATACGACTACTTCATTTCGCAAGCCATTTACCCTGAACACCGCCGTCCACCGGAATTTATATTCCCCAGGCTGCACATCATCGTAGATCCGCACCCTTCCAACAACATCCTTTGGCCCGACTTCTGCGTTACTTACGATGGTTTCGAGGGTGATTGTTCTGGTGGCATTGTATAATTGCTTTGTAACAGTACCGGGAAGAGGGAGATGCTTTATGATGTTCATTCGGTATAACATTACTTCTCCGGCGTAGACAGGCTCAAGCGGACAGATAGGCGACCTGAACTCAAACACTTTTATCGGCCAGAAAACCAACAGGACAACGGCAATCCAAACGCCTAGCATCATCACGAATACTGCAAAAGACGCTTTCATTGGTGCGGTCCAACTCATAACTTTGTCTCCTTTGCTTCCGCCCTCCTGCACTCCGGATTGTCGCAAATGATTACATGGCTGTGCGATCTGCTTACCTTTTCCCAGAGGGCAGATATTTGTTTCTCGCGTTCATCTC